GAGCACTATCACTAATGGCTGAGCCAGTTTTCAGAGTGACTGGAATGCGTTCACTTAAGGGGATTCTAAAGAACCTTCCTAAGATGAACGAAGCGGCTGCGCGTAAGTCTAGCATTCGAGCGATGATGATCATTAGAGATCAAGCCAGAGCCAATGCTAAAGCGATTGACCGAGAAAAGACACCTGAAAAGATCTATCGTAACATCGTTGTCCGAGAGTCTAAGAAGCGACAAAGAGTAGTCCTGACACGAGTGGGCGTTGCAGGTGGAGCTCGGCAGCGAGACGGCGGCGATACGTGGTACTGGCGGCTGGTGGAATTTGGACATGCAACTCGAGGAGGAGGATATTTTAGAGGGCATCACTTTATGTTACGGGCCTTCTCATCTAAGGTAGGCCGGGTGTCTGATGCGATGCGTCAGTACATGAACGAAGAGATTGATCGGTATTCAAGATGAGTTATCCACCCGTATTTAATGTATGTGGAAACAACGATGCTGTAGCTCAGGCATTAGGTGGCGTGGGCAGTATTCGTTTGTTTCCATTCGACCGAGCTCCAAAAGCAGAAACTCGTACGTACGCAGTGTGGCAAGTGGTTGCAGGAGAGCCTGGAAACTATCTTGGTGGCTTGCCAGATCTGGATCAATACACGTTGCAGTTCGATGTGTATGCTGCAACGGCTAATGATGCTCGTTTGGCTGCTGAGGCTTTACGAGATGCGATTGAACCTGTGGCGTATGTAACAGTGTGGGATGGTGAGTCACGTGACCCGAAGACCGGCTCTTTTCTGGTCACGTTTTTAGTGGACTGGTTTGTTTCAAGAGCCTAAGGAGGTTGATTTCAGATGGCTATTAAAGCACAAGGTACTGAGGTCTATTTCATTGACCCAGTGGGCGACGTAGTGACGAAGGTCGTTTGCGCGACGGCAATCACAGGATTGACGGCCGCACGTGACCAGATCGAAACTACGTGCTTGGATGACCAGGCGAGAACGTATGAAGCTGGCTTGGCGACTCCAGGTGCCGCCCAAGTAACCATTGCCGCAGATCCAGCAGAGCCGAGCCATGTTCGGCTGCACGAGCTGTATGTTGAGGGTATAACGGTTCCTTGGGCGATTGGTTGGTCGGATGGTACTGATGCCCCAACGAATGACAGCAGTGACTTTACACTGCCGGCCACTCGGAGCTGGGTGACGTTTGAAGGGTATATCTCAGACTTCCCGTTTGAGTTCGCCCTGAATTCGATGGTAACGAGTACAATGTCTATTCAGGTTTCAAACTTCCCAGTTTGGACCGTGAAGACCCCGTAATAGCACACACAAGGAGTGCGACATGGATCTCAAGCAACTTCAGGCTTCTGGTGCCTTTATCGAGTCACCTCCGGAGCCCCAAGAAGTGACATGGGTACATCTAGACAAAGAGACAGGCGAAGAGAAGACGGAAACCTTCCAGGTATTCGTTAAGAGGTTATCAGTGGCGTTGATGGACCGAATCATCACGCCGCCAGATTCTCCTAAAGGGAAAAAGGCAGTTCCGTTTAGTCGCTCTTCGGCTCTGATTGCAGCAGGAGTGTTACTAGGTGACGGCAAAGGCGGATTCCAAGAAATCCCGTACAACATGGCTCGGGTCATGGAGTACTCGCTTGCTGAAGCGATGCTCCTCGCTTTTAACAAAGTTAACCGGCGCCGCGGGGGCGATGAGGAGGAAGAAGGGGAAGAAGTCCCAAACGCCTGACGCCTGAGGACCTCTTCTGGCATTGGTTGGTCCTTGCAGGCGTAGGTGGGAAGACAATTCAGATAGCAAAGGAGACCTTAACTGTTTCTGAAGCTGAGGATTGGATGGAGTACGTATCGAGATTCGGGTCGTTAGATATCAGGATGCGTTTTGAACATGAGTTTGCCCGGATTCTTGCAACGCTACTTAATCTGTTCTCAACATCGAAGAATGTTAAGCCTACTGATCTGATGCCGCATTACGAAGCTCCTCCGCAGTCGATTGAGGAGTTCGTAGCAGCATTGGGTGGTAGCCTCAGACCTGGGCTTAAGTAATGGCTTCACGATCACTTGGCGTCCTCACTATTGATATGGTGGTCAGGCTGGGGGGCTTTACCCAGGAGTTGGCTAAAGCTGAGACGGGGTTAGACGATTTTGATAAGCGACTGGCTAAGATGGGCCGCGAGGCGGCTAAGCTTACCAAGTCCCTTCTGACTCCGTTTGAAGCCCTAGCATTAAAAGTTACCGAATACCAAAGGCTGCTAGCACACAAGCAGATTACGCCAGAGTTTTTCGATCGAGCGGTTAAGAAAGCTACAGACACATATAATGCAGGATTGCCAGCTGTCAAAAACTGGCAGGCTGCACTAAAAGAATCGGAGAAGATTACTAAGTCGCTCCTGAGTCCTACGGAACAACTGGCTGCAGCGACAAAGAAACTTAACGACCTGCTTAAGACTACTGACCCCTCTGCTATTCAAAAGCGAGGCGCAGGTGGGCGATTCCTTCCCAAAGAAGGAGCAATCACACCAGCACAGCGTGATGCGCTGGTTGCTCGTGAGAAAGAAAAGATTGCTTCATCGTTTGGGGTTGGGCGGCAGCAAATGGCCACCCCGCTTCAATTACGTGACGATAAACTGAAGATCTATGATGAGCTACTTAAGGCTACCATCATTGATCAGGATCGCTTTAACGAAGCGGTTAAACGAGCTAACGCTGTCTTTAAACAGACTGATGCTGCTGAAGTTGCCTATACCGCTGCATTGAAGGAGGGAAAGAAACTTACTGAGTCGATGGTAGGCCCACAAGAAAAACTGAATGCTGCGATTCTTAAGTATAATAACTTATTAATGGCGGGACAAGGTTTAGGTCGTCCTGGGGCAATCACATCAAAACAACATGCTGAGCTAATTGCTCGTAAGAAAGAAGAGATTGCTACATCGGTTGGAGCGGGGAGAGCGCAAGTTGCTACTCCGATGCAGCTTCGTGATGACAAGGTTAAAGCACTTAACGAGGCATTTAAAACGGGTGCTTTTGATCAAGCTCGTTATGACGCTGCGATGAAGAAAATCCAAGCCACCTATCAAGCAACTTCAGCTTCAGGTCGCGCTTGGACTGCTCTTCTAAAAGAAGGTAAAGCGCTTACAGAAGCTATGCGAACGCCGCAAGAGCAATTGAATGCGACGTTGGCACGTTATAACGGGTTACTTAAGACGGGGGCGATTGACCAGACTACTTGGAATAGAGCTACAGCTCAAGCAAAAGCTGCTGCTACTGGTACTGCTGGTGCAATGTCGAAGCTCCTTAATACCGCGATTGGTTTAAAGGGAGGCTTTGCAGCTCTTGCTGGTGCAGTTGGTGTTCGAGATTTTATCCAAGCCCGGGTCGAATTTGAAGCTACTCAAGCAACTTTTAAAGCAATAGCAGGTTCTACTGAAAGAGGAGGAGAACAGTTTCAGTTTGCTTTAGGTTTAGTAAAGGACTTTGGTTTAAATCTTGAAACCACTACTAAGAGCTATGCGAAGTTCTTAGCAACCTCAAAGGAGTCTGGCTTTACTATAGAACAGACTCAACAAGTCTTTAGTGACTTTGCTAAGGCTACACGAGTTTTGAATCTATCTGCGTCGGATCAGGAAGGTGTGTTCCGTGCACTGACGCAGATGATGAATAAGAGCAAGGTTACGGCCGAAGAGTTGCGCAATCAGTTGGCCGAACGCTTACCAGGTGCTATTCCTGTCTTGGCGAAGTCGATGGGGATCACGACCCAAGAACTTTCTAAGATGATGGAGAAGGGGGAAGTACTTGCTTATGACGTACTGCCTGCTTTTGGTAAGGCTATGTTGGAAGCGGTGGGCGGAGAAGAAGCGGCAGCAAATTCTGCCCAAACTTTAGGTGCTAAGCTTGAAAACTTAAATACTTCCTTTACTAACTTTAAGTCTTCTCTTGTAGGATTACTGGCTCTACCTTTAGCTTCGCTTATTGATTTCTTTACGAAGCTTTTTGGAGGTCTTGCTGTAATCTCTGGTCAATCTCTTGATCCAAACGATGCTTTAGAATTAAAGTTACGAAGAATCGAAGCTATATTAGATCATATAAGTAAGATTAAATTCCTGATCCCCTGGTTCTTACAGGGGCATGTTAAGAGGAAAGTAGATGAGCTAACCAAAAGCTATGCTGAGTTACTTAAGAAACAGCAACAATTTTATGGAGTGGGGATTGTTACTAAACCCGTTCCAGAAATAGCAGTAGCTCCTCCTCCCACAACTACGCTTGATGATGAAGCTGCGAAAAAAGCTGAGAAAGCTCGAGAGTCTATTCTGAAACAGATCGAAGCGTTAGAACAGCAACGCGCGGTACTGGATAAGAGTGCTGCTGCGACGATGGCTTATCGGATTGCGTTTGGTGATCTGAAAGAAGAGTTTGATGATGCTGGACCAACCTTTGAAAGATATAAGCAAGTTCTGATTGACGCTTCTGCAGCCTTAGAACAAGCTACGGCTGTAAAAGCTGTTGAAGACCAGATTAAGTCTTTAAATGATCAGGCGGCTGTACTTAATCTGACTACAGACCAGGCCTTTGAGTATAGCCTCGCGCATGGTGACATGGCGAAGCAGCTTAAGGATGCAGGACGAGAACAGGCTCGTTTAACTAAAGAATGGCGTAAGGCTCATGACGAACTGCGCAAGGCGCAGGATACGAAGACTATTGTTGAAGGCATGATTGAGGTACAGAAAGAACTGTACTCAATTATGGGTGAGAGTGGTAAAGCAGCTGCTCTGGATGCTCAGAAACGATTTAAGGATCTTCGTGAAGCGTTGGAGCGTCAGATTGCCCGAGGTAGTGGGGTTACTGCTGGCCTGGAGAAAGGTGTTGACGTTCCAGTTCGTGTTGAAACACCTAATGGTGTGGATACCCTTGTTACCCAAGCTGAAGATTTAAGGAAAGGCATCGACATTCCAGTTCGTATTGATACGACTGGGATGGAGAAAGTTAGACAACTCACTGCGCCTGCTACCGCAAAGGTTGAAGTTAAGCTTGATCCGAGGGTTAAGCAAGAGCTTGACAAAGCGGCTGAAAATGCACGGGAAGTCTTTACAGTCAAGATTGACGACCGGTTCTATAACATTCCGAAGGCTATTGATGGAGCTCGGGTCAGATGGGAAGACGCCGTTAAGAATGCCAAGCGGATGATGGATGCCGGTGTCTCGTACCCGAGCTTTGAGACCAGGGCGCAGGCATACGAACATACTCCTCTGCCCAAGATTGAGCAAGCTGTTGAACGGCTAAGTAAGGGTGTTGATATCCCCGTTCGTGTGGATGCAACGGCTGTAACTGCCCTAGAGACCATTGTTGTCGAGGCTAAGCGGGGAGTTGAGGTTCCTGTCGAGGTTGATGCACGGGGTATGGACCCTGTTATAGCTCAGGCGGAAGAACTAAGCAGGGGAATTCAGGTTCCAGTCCAAGTCAAT